CGGGCGTCCGGCGAGACCGACGAGCGCGCCCGTATGCTCGCAATCGACGAGGTGGCGCTCCAGGGCCACGAAGCCCTCGTGAGCCGTGCCCGCTACGAGGATCCCATGTCCGCTGAGGGTCTGGCCGTCGCCATACTCAAGGCGGAGAGGGTCAACCGGGAGAAGCACCTGGCCGACCTGCAGGCGGACGCTGGCGAGGTCGACGTGCCCGCCGCCCCGCTGCCGCCAGAGGCGACGCCCGAGGCCGAGGCCGAGGCGATGTGGAATGGCGTAGGCGCAGGTCGCTAGCAGACAGCCGCCTGGCGGCCGAGAGGAGTACGTCATGAGCGAGACCTTCGCGTACGACAACCTGATCGCTGGCTCGCAGCGGGACATCGTCAACCGGATCGCAACCGTGGCCCTGGCGCAGTCGCTGAGCCGCGGCGACCTGGTGGGCCGCATCCTCCGTGCGATCGGTGCAGCCGCCGCCGACCCGGGCAACACCGGCGAGGGGACGATCGATGACGAGGCGCTCAGGGCAAAGGCCGTCGTCGGCACCTACACCGCGACGTGCGTCGACATCGGCACCCCGGCGATCTTCGAGGTCGTCGACCCCAACGGGCTCCGCCTCGAGGACGCGTACGCCGAGGAGTCGTATGACGGCCCCGTGGCCTTCCTGATCGAGGCGTACGGCGTGGCCTTCGCCGTGGGCGACGTGTTCACGATCGCCGTGGGCGCTGGCTCCCTGCAGGTCATCGAGGCGGACCTCGACGGGCTGGACGGCAGCGCCGAGCCCTACGGGATCATGGCCGAGGACGTGGACGCCACCGCGGCGGCGACCCGGACCACGGTCTACACCGAGGGCGAGTTCGCCGAGACCCACGTCGGCTACGCGGCCGGCGAGGACGCCGACGACTGGCGCGAGCTGTGCGCCGCCAGGGGCATCTACCTGCGGGCCACCACCGCCGTCTAGCGACTGACCGGACGCCGGCAGCCCCGGCCAGGAGAGGATGATGACCATTTCGCTGTACGATCCTCGGAGCATAGCCCGGGCGCTGCTGGAGATGAAGAGGCCCAAGACCTTCCTGGGCGATCTCTTCTTCGCTGGCGCTCCGCAGCTCCACCTGACGACGTCCTTCGACGTGGATATCCAGACGGGGACCCGTCGGGCCGCCGAGTTCTCCAACCCGGCCGGACGCGGCAAGGCCGTGGACCGCGAGGGGTTCACGAGCTACAACTTCGCGCCGCCCACGACCAAGCCGAAGATGGCGATCACGCTGGAGGACATCGCGACGCGGCTCCCCGGCGAGCACATCTACTCGGGGCAGGCTCCGCAGTCCCGGGCGCAGAAGCTGCTGCTGCAGGACATGGAGACGCTCAACGAGATGATCGCCCGCACCGAGGAGATCATGCGCCGCGACGCTCTGGTCGACGGGGCGATCACGATCTCCGAGAACGACGTGGACCAGGTGATCACGTTCCCGGCGCGGGACGGCTCGCTCACTCTCGGCCTGCTCGCCGCCGCCGACCGCTGGAGCGCCGACACGTCGGACCCGGCGAAGAACCTACGGGCCTGGCGCCGCGCTGTCGCCGCCCAGACCGGCCTGACGGCGGACACCCTGATCCTTGGGACGGACGCGATCGACGCGCTCTTGGCCAACTTGGCCGTCCAGAGGCTGCTGGACAACCGCCGGATGGACTTCGGCGCCGTGTCGGAGCAGTACCAGGACTCGGGCGCCATCTACTACGGCGCCATCGGCGGCGTGAATGTCTGGGGCTACAACGAGCTCGACCCAGACGGCGACCCCCTGATCTCCGCCAAGACCGCACTCCTCGGCTCCAAGGCCGCCAGGTGCGAGATGCACTACGGCCCTGTCGGGCTGAAGGTTGGCGAGGGCAGCGCTGCCCGCGTGGCCCTGCAGATGGGCGCCCGCGTGCCCAAGAGCTGGTGCGAGGACGATCCGGCCGTGCAGTGGCTCCAGATGAGCGCCAGCCCGCTGCCGGTGCCGATCCAGAACAACGCCTTTTTGACTGCGACCGTGCTGGCGTAGGGTGACGCTCCGGGCCCAGCTTGCGCTTGACCGCGCTACGTTCCTCAACCCCGAGGAGTTCGGCGAGGAGATCGTGATCGACGGCGTGGCGGTGACTGCCGTACGCGACGACGATCTGATCATCGAGCGCACGCAGGGCCCTCGGGCCGAGGGCGCCTTCGCCAAGCGCCGCGTCTTCCACCTCACGTCCGGGCTCATCACGACCCCGGTGGAGGGGCAGCGCGTCGACGTGGGCGACGCGCGCTGGTACGTGGAGCAGGTGAGCGAGGCCGAGGGCATGCTCGAGCTGACCCTCCTGCGGCAGGAGACCTAGTGGCCGTCACCTTCACCGGCGATCAGATCGGGCGGGCGGTGTCCCTGCTGGCGCACCTGCCGGGTGCCGCCGAGAGGGCCATGGCTCGGTCGATCAATCGCGCCCTGGAGAAGGCCCGGACCATCGGCGCAAGGGCCGTGGTGAAGGCGTACCGGATCAAGGTCGGGCGCGTGAAGAAGGGCATGGGCAGGCCGATCCGGGCGACACGGACAAGCATCGCCGGTGCCTTCCTGGCTTCCGGCCGGCGCCCCACGCTGTACCAGTTCAGCCCGCGCCCAGCCAAGCCGGGCACCGGACGCAAGGGGGGTCCGCCGCTGCGGGTCGCAGTGCGCAAGCGCAACCAGCGCAGGCGGCTGCCCGATGCCTTCGTGTTCCGCGGGCTCAACGCCAACCTGCTCATCGGCCGCGAGGACCCGGATCGGATGATGAAGTCCAACCCGACGAAGCACCGGATCCAGGGGCTCTACGGCCCAGCGATCCCGCAGATGCTCGGGACGGAGCACAGCACGAAGGCCATGGAAGAGGCGGCGCAGGAGACCCTCGCCACCCGCCTGGAGCACGAGATTGGGCGCGCCCTCGACAGGGCCGCCCGGTGACGGTCAACAACCTGGTGGCCCGCCTGGAGGTCTTCGCCGCCGCCGCGCTGGTGGACATGCGACTGGAGGCCCACGGCGAGGACGATGCGCGGGCCCCCGTCATCGTGGCGGGGTGGCTCCCGCCGAAGCGCAGCGCAGGCGAGCCCACGCCCCCGCTGGTGCTCATCCGCCCGACGAAGGGGCAGGATGCAATCGACGGCTCGACTATCGAGGTGCTGTTCCTCGTCGAGACCTTCTCCGAAGATCAAGAGGGCTGGCAGGACGCGAGCAACATCCTGCAGCGCCTGCGCGGAGCACTCACCGGGGCGGACCCGCTAGGCCCATTCTGCCTGGAGCTGCCCCTGACCTGGGAGCTCTTCGCGGACCAGCCGGAGCCCCAGTGGGGCGGATTCATCACGACGACCTGGACGCAGCCCCGGATCGATCAGATCGGGATCACGCAGTAGGCCGGAGGATTCGATGGCGATCTATGCGCATGGCGTATCAGCGAGCGAGGTTCCGACCTCTGCCAGGCCGCCGATCACGGCGAACGCAGGGCTCCCTGTCGTGGTCGGGACAGCGGCCGTGGTCGAGGGCGTCCGCACGAATGTCAACGTGCCCGTGCTCTGCACTTCGTTGGCCGAGTTCAACGCGGCGTTTGGCGACGGGCCGGTCGCGGACTACACCCTTTCCGAGTTCGCCTCCGTCTACTTCGGGCTCTACGGCGTCCAGCCGGCCGTCTGCATCAACGTCCTGGATCCCGACGACGAGGACCACATGGACGCCGTGGCCCGCGCCGCGCTGGCGTGGGCGGACGCCGAGACCAGCCAGACCGTCGAGGTCTTCGGGGCCGACAAGACGACCGTCGTGCTCGACGACGGCGCAGCGCCCCCGGTGGCGTACGCTCTGACCACTGACTACACGCTGGCCTACGACTCCGACGGCTACCTGGTCATCACCAGGGTCGCCGCCGGGGCCATGGGCACGGGCGCCCTGCCGCTCTGCCACCTGACCTATTCGAAAATGGACCCCGCCGGTGTGGTCGCCGCAGACGTGATCGGCACGGCCGTGGGCGCGGTCAACACGGGTCTCTACTGCATCGAGGACGTCTGCCCGAAGCTGCAGCAGGTGCCGGGGATGTTCCTCGCCCCGGGCTACTCTCACGAGCCCACCGTGGCCGCCGGACTGGTGGCGCGCGGTGCCAGCGTGAACGGCGTCTTCGTGCCCCAGATCGTGGTCGACCTCGACCCCGACGAGTACGAGATCGCCAACTACTCCGAGGCAGCGGCGTGGAAGCTGGCCAGCAACTACACCTCCGCCAACATGGTCTGCTGCTGGCCCAAGGTCACCAGGGGTACGGCGACTCACTGGATGAGCAGCCACTACGCCGGGCTCGCCAACCTGACGGACGCTGGCGCCGGTCAGGGCGTGCCCTACGTGAGCCCCTCGAACAAGGATCTGCTGGCGGACGGGGCGGTGATGGAGGACGGGACCGAGGTCGCCCTGACCTGGCTCCAGGCCAACATCCTCAACGCCGCCGGTATCGTGACGGCGCTGAACTTCGGCGGCTGGAGGCTCTGGGGCAACCGGACCGCCGGCTACCCGGCGTCGACCGACCCGAAGGACGCCTTCGTTCCGATCCGGCGCATGACCCTGTGGCTGGTAAACACCTTGGCGCTGACCTACTTCTCGCGCGTCGACGACGCGATGAACCTGCGCCTCATCGAGAGCGTCGTGGACAGCGCCAACATCTTCATGAACGGGCTGGCGGCCCAGGGCGCGATCCTCGCCGGAGAGGTCGTGTTTGCCGTGGCGGACAATCCGACCGTGGACCTACTGGACGGCGGCTCGACCTTCCGCGTCTACTGGACGCCGCCCCCGCCAGCGAAGTCCATCAGCTTCGTGATCGAGTACGACGTGGCCGCCCTGGCGCTGTTGTTCGGCTGATCGTGACCCGGGGCTGAGCCCCGCAAGAGGAGGCCCCCGTGGCGGACATTGGCGAGAGGCTGGTCAACTTCGAAGTCTTCGACAGCGTCACCGGCCGACTGCTAGGCTTGGCGGACGTGGAGCTGCCGACCATCGAGGCCCTGACCGAGACCGTGCGCGGCGCAGGAATCGCAGGAGAGGTCGAGAGCGCAACGCTCGGGCACATCTCCGCCATGAGCATGACGCTCAAGTGGCGCGTGCAGGAGATCCAGGGGCTCAAGCTGGCTGCGCAGGAGGTGCACGCCATCGAGCTGCGCGGCGCCGTCCAGCGCCTGAACACGGCCACCGGCGTGTACGGAGTGCAGATCCTGAAGTACGTTACCAGGTGCACTCCGAAGAACAGCCCCCTCGGGACGCTGGCGCCGAGTGCACTGCAGGAGCCCTCGGCCGAGTTCAACGTCATCTACCTCAAGGTCTTCGTTGATGGGCGGCCGTACCTCGAGATCGATCCGTGCAACTACAAATACGTAGTCGACGGGAAGGACTACCTCGCCGCCGTGCGTAGCGGGCTGGGGATTAGCTGATGGCCATCGTGACTTTTGCCCCGCCGCTGGAGTGGGAGGATGAGACCTACACCGAGGTCGACACCGATCTCCTCGCCCAGCTCAAGGGCCGCGACAAGCTGGCGATCATGGCCCGCTTGCGCAAGCGCGGCGAGCGCGACGTGATGCAGGCCGAGACCGACGACCGCTACGTCATCGCCGCCCTGTCGCGGGCGACGAAGATCCCCGAGGACGCCTTCGGCGAGCTGCCGATCCGCGTGTTCACCGAGGTCGTCATGGAGGCCCAGAGTTCTCTGCTGAGCTCGGAGGATGGGGCAGATCCGCCGAGCTCGAACTGAGGCAGGCCGCGGTCAGGCTGGCGCTGGCCACCTACACGCCGGTGGGCTACTGGCTCGATCTGCCGGTGGCGGAGATGGGCGAGTGGGCCGGCATCGTAGCCGAGGAGCTGCAGGCGCAGCGCCGGGGGTAGATTGTGGCACGGGGCCGGACGTATGAGCTAGCATTCCG